CTCAGTATATGAGATGGAACGTAATGTTCGTGGGGAGATGGTAGCAAAATGATTCACTATCACGGCACACCGATTGGCGGAACACGTCAAGACGTAGCGCGTTTTTTAGTTGGTCGCCACGCTTTAATCCCGTTTGGAAGACAAGATGACACTGGCGCGGTGCTAGAGTTTTGCCAATCTTTTGTGCTAGATAATGGCGCGTTTAGCCATTGGAAAAAAGGCCACGGCGCAATTAATTTTGATGCTTATTTAGCATGGGCGCAATCGCTATGCCGCCACCCATCTTTTGACTGGGCATTAATCCCCGATATTATTGATGGCACAGAAGAAGATAACAAAAACTGGGTGCTAAAATGGACTAGAACAGGAACAAAAGCAAAAGGTGTTCCTGTGTGGCATTTGCATGAGTCTTTTGAATATCTTGAATGGCTTATTGATTCTTTTGAAATTGTGGCGTTAGGTAGCAGTGGAGATTATGCAACACCAAACACAAAAAAATGGTGGGGTAGAATGTCAGAAGTAATGAGGATTGTTACGGATGATAAGGGAATGCCTAAATGTAAATTACACGGTTTGCGTATGCTTAACCCTAAAGTGTTTACTAAACTGCCATTGTCATCAGCAGATTCAACTAACGCCGCAGTAAATTGCGGGTCACTTGACCGATTTGGAATTTATAAACCTGCTACTGCTGCTCAGAGAGCAGCGGTAATTGCAGACAGAATTGAGCAACATAATTCCGCGCCATTTTGGATAGAAAATTTAGAGGGTACAGAATGACTAAAGAAGAATTATACAAGCGCCTGACAATGGCGCAGAAAAACAAGAAGGAGTTGAAGAAAATTAAACTTCAACTACTCAAAGAAATCGAGCAGTTAAAGTTAATGCTTCGCGCATTGGAGGAAGGCTAATGCAAATTGACGACATTGCAGCATTAACATTTTATGCGCTTGGGTTAATACTGGCGGGGTTATGGCTATGGCATTATTGATTACGCCAGTACAGCCCGTAGCACCTGCGCCAACAGCGGTAGCCTGTAAACATGACCACTGGCGCGTATATAATAGCCTTGGTTACCGCGAGTGTGACCGTTGCAAAGAACAAAGACCTATTTTTAACGATATATGGCACCAAAGATGAACATTTCACAGATATTCATAGGGCTGTCGCCCTTTTTAAAAGACAGATTTATAAGCGAGGTGTTTACGCTCGGACTTATTAACGAGCTACACGAGCAACGCTTTCGTGCTAGATGCCGGCGCTTGATACGTCAGCATAACGGTGAAACGCGCAAGCTATACAAAGCGCTAAACAACTTAACAATGGATGACAGGCTACAATTTTTTGACGTGGTGAGCGGGCATGAATGACAAAGATTTAGATATAGTAAGAGAAGCGGTAAAGTACAACAGCACAACAGGTCACTTTTACAAAGGGGGCGCAACAACGCCTGCGGCGCTTAACTGGAAAAACAAAAACGCTACGATTAACGTTAAGAAAAGTGGCTTGCACTCTAACTTTTTAGCGTGGAAAGTTGCCGTGTTGTTAGCCTACGGCTATTACCCTGCGCATACTGACGCGGTAGAGTATTTAGATGACAACCCATCTAATCTGCGCATCCGCAACATTAAAGTCATTAAGGTGTCTGAAGACGAGATGACCATGATTGATTTCTGTGACGAAAACGATTTGCGCTACCCTAGCGTGTCTGCGCTCATGCGCGGTGAACCGTTTACCCGCAGAATAGAGAACGGGTATTCAAGAGCGTATTTTCGTAAAAGTTTATTAGAACAGAACTGCGCTAAATTGCTTGCTAAAAGAACCCGCGATGAAGAAATTAGAGCTAAACCTAAACGCCCAATGGGTAGACGTCGTAATCAGCATTTTATGGATTTTTTAAGAACGCACTACTTAGTGCCTAAACGTTGGGAGATGACGCTATGCTAAAAGGTGACAGTGTACATGAGAGCGATAGTGTAAACGCGCCAGCACATTATCAAGGCGACAAGATGCAGTGCATCGACGCGATGCAGGCAATGCTTACGCAAGATGAGTTTCGTGGGTATTTGCGCGGTAATGTTTTTAAGTATCAATGGCGCTTTAGAGTAAAAGGCGGGGTTGAAGATTTACGCAAAGCAAGATGGTATTTAGACAGACTAATCAAATTGGAGAATTTCTAATGTACGCATTTAAAAGTGGACCTGTTGACCAAGACCCAACCATTAAAGGTCTTCGTGGCGAAGATATGGAAAATTACATGAATTTGCTTAAATGGCTAGATACGGTACCGTTTAACCCCCTGAAGGTAAGCGACATTGTGCTGCCTTGGCGGGATAGATGAAACCAAAGCTCAAAACAATGAAGGGGGTGTGGATATGCTACACCCCGTGTTGCTCCATACCAATGATGGCAGACCACCCCAAAACGGCGTACTTAAGATGGAAATTTATTAATGCTAAGACCCAACCAGATAGAAGCTGTTGCCTTTTTGAGCCGAATAGACAAGGGCATGATTCTCGCCCCAGTGGGGGCGGGCAAAACAGCGATAACGCTAACCGCCATGAAGGAGGCGCTCGACACGGGCAGAGTGAGCCGATTCTTAGTGATAGCGCCAAAGCGTGTTTGCACGGACGTGTGGACGATAGAGCCGGCCAAGTGGGCACCTAGTCTTACGATATCTATAGCCGTTGGCTCGTTAGCGCAAAGATTGACAGCATTCGACGCGCCGTCACAGGTAGTGGTGACTAATTACGATACGCTGCAAACGCTACCGCCATTGCCTGACTTTGACGGCGTGGTGTTTGACGAGTTAACTGTTTTAAAGAACCCATCAGGTAAACGTTTTAAAGCGTTGTTTGCGCGTATCAAAGACTTCAAGATTAAATGGGGTCTTACTGGCTCGTTTACCAGCAACGGACTTGAAGACGTATTTGGGCAGTGCAAGATAGTAGACGCGTCGCTTCTTGGAAAGTCTAAGACCGCGTTTCTTCAAAAGTATTTTGTGCTTCTTAACAAAGACTTTGGTGAGTGGGTAGCTAAGTCCACTTCATTGCGTGATGTAATGGCGGAAATTAAGCCTGCAACGTATCTTATCGACACGCAAGAGTATATGGATACTTTGCCTCCGCTTAACGTTGTGCCAGTCAAATGCGCAATGGATATGAAGCAGTACAAAGAGATGAAGAAAGACTTTGTAGTGTATTACGAAGAAAAAGAAATCATAGCGGTTAACGCCGCTGTGGTGGTGAACAAACTGCAACAAATGGCTAGCGGGTTCTCCTACATTGAAGGGTATCCTGCTGCATGGTTCTCGCGCCACAAGTTTGACCGGCTTGATGAAGTACTGGCAGAAAACCAACACGCCAATACAATTATCGTGTACAACTTTCAGGCAGAGCTTGAAGAGCTTAAGCGCAGATATCCAAACGCGCAAACAATCGATAAGCAAGGTGTTATCTCATCGTGGAACGCTGGGCGAGTAGAATTGCTACTCGTTCACCCTAAATCAGCAGGGCATGGGCTTAACCTTCAATTTGGCGGCAGTAAAATGGTGTTCCTGTCGCTTCCTTGGTCACTTGATAGATATGAGCAGACCATTGGGCGGTTGCACCGTAGTGGACAAAAGAATGCAGTATATTGCTATGTACTGCTAACAGACAAAACCGTAGACGAGCGCATATTCGCAAGTCTGCATGACAAACGCGCAATTTCAGATATTGCCTTAGAGGAATTAAAATGAACAACTTAACATGGCGCGACATCTTCTTTAATTTGAATAATTACACAGAAGATGAATTACAGGGGATGATTGAGTCAGAGCGTCACGGTAAACGTAGACGCTCTATTTTGGTACGGCTGCATCAGCGCTACTGCATACTCCGCGCTAACCGTGAACGTGAAGAAATACTTGCTTAAGAAACTACATCAATAATATCAATAACAGCTTCAACTGGATGTTCTACCACTTCCTCTGCAACCTCAGCCACACTGTCTACAACGTGGCTGACGTGGTCTACTAAGTCTTTAAATGGGTTATTCATCATCGTGTCCTAAAAATAATTCTGCTTCGGCATTTCTGCGTCGCGTTAAGCCGGCTAATTCTTTACCGGCGGCCTTGTTCCATCTTAAAAACTGCTTTGCTACTTCTGCTTTATCATCACCTGCTTTTAACATCTTAACAAGCGTTGACGAAACTAAATTTCCGCTGCCAATGTTATAGCAGAGGCAAACAAGCGCGTCAAACTGGTTTTGCGTAAGCGGCACACCAATAGCGTTAACCGTATGTTCATACGCGCCTACCGTATGCGCTAATAGCTGCATAGCCGCCGCTTCTGCTGGCAGCGCTTGATTTGCTTTCACTGGACTGCCATCAGCGTAGCGCGTTGAGCCTATGCCAATCGTCCAAACACCTGCTGGGCATTTATAGCTTTGCAGCTTACAACCTTCAAATTCTTTAATTAGGGCTAACCCTTTTTCACCTATCTTCATTTTTTTTCTCGTAGCAATAGAATAGTGGTCAGTTTTTGCGTCAGCCTTATCATGTCGTTATCTAGCACCCGCACTTGGTCGATTAGCTCAATTAGCGCGTCTGTGGCTTCTTGCAGAATAGGCTTTACGACGGTGGTTGCCCAAAGCCAAACAAAGTAGACAATATAACCCATACCGCCAGCAGCAATAATTGGGAATCCATACTGGTTAATATATTTAGCGATTGCATCAGCGTCCATTAGTCTTTCCTCTCAGCAGGAGGTGGTCTTGGTTTTTCTTGCGGTATGTTAAGCGCCGTTGACGCCAAATCATCAATTTTGGTGATGTCTTGCGACATGGCTGTAACACGTTTATCAAGTTGCTTGATGATGCCAATTAGAC